TTGACTCTCGTCAATTACGGTTACTTCTACGCCAGGTGATACTAGAGCCATAGTGGGTTCCTTTTCAAGTTTCTAATATTTATAGATTATGGCTAAAATTACCCTGTTACGGTGCCCTTTGGCAAAGGTCCATCGATAAATACCTTATGCAAAGACCCATTTGTCAAGCTTGTAACCAACGTCCTTGTGCTGTTAACTACATCAAAGATGGAGTAAAGCATTATCGCAGTCGCTGTGAAACTTGCGCAAAGAAAAACAAAAAAATAAAACCACCGGTACCAAGGTGGCAGCTATCGGGATACAAGAAAAAACCCACATGCGATCGCTGTGGGTTCAAAGCAAAACATCGTGATCAATTAATTGTGTATCACATAGACGGTGATTTAAATCATTGTGAACTTAGGAACTTGCGCACCATTTGTCTCAACTGCGCTGTGGATGTGCGGCGCAATGAAATTACATGGAAAGCTGGAGATCTTGAGCCCGATGCTTGAGTACTAATTGTTGTACCAATTCTCTTGTGTTGCGTTTAAGATCTTCTAAAGTACCGTTGTTGTCAATTACATAATCGGCCATCCAAATTTCCAAACTCATGCTGCTCTTATCTTCTTGCGGCAAATGATCGCTACGATCGACCCAAATAGCATAATCAAACACACCGGTGTTCTTCATAGCATGGAACTCTGCTTTGTTACGCAGACCGCAGTAGATGTCATTTTCGGCAAAAATTTCTCTACCTAAGCGAGCGTAATCGTCCCGACAATAATCGTGAATCATGTTGTACCATTCTGCTCTGTGGTTGTGTCGGTCCTCAAAACACTGTTCATACGTGGTATATCCGTACTTGTCTTTGAGGGCAGCATAGATAAAACGTTCAGCACAGAAGTCCGAACTAGAGCGAAAACTGTATCTAAATTCTTCGCGTAAAATGTCGCATACGGTGTCTTTGCCGTGGCGTGCATTGCCAATGATCAGTAGTTTAGGTAAGGTCATACAAGTTCTCGTACTTTTAGATATTCAAGAGCGTCGTGCAAAAGGTCAATTTGTCTGCGGCAATCTTCTAGCGCATGGTGGCTAGCAGGGTATTTTTGTAGACTGGGTACTAGTCCGTAAATGGTACGGGTATCGCGAATTTTATAGTATTGCCAGGGCAGTGCCATGTTATAGCTCTTGTAAGCATGCTCTAGTATGTTGGCATCGTATGTGGGACCATTCATCCAAATACGATTGCATTTCCAACACAGCCGGTGCAGTTCTTCTAGAGCTTGCTTTAGCGGAATTCTGTCTTGCTCGTTAAACGCTTCTTCCCGAGCATGCGGAGGTTGTGTAGCCCACCATGCCACGGTACCATCTTCGATTCGACGATTTTCCTGGCTTTCTAAGGTGATCCTAGCATAGTATTTGTGCTCAAAATAGCCGCGAGTCAACGGATCAAAAGTTTGAGCTGCTATGGTTAAAATAGTTGCGTCTGGTCCTGTGGCCAAACCTTCGATGTCGATCATTACGTCCATTCTGCATTGTAGCAGAATTACGTTTGCAGGTCAATGTTCATGGCTAACTTAAACCAATCAACTATGGCATTTCGAGTAGGATGATAGTTGTCCGGTTCTAGCCGTTTGGCACGTTTAGCCCATTCGTACGGGCTGTCAAATCTAGTAAATTTTGTCCAGTCAACGGCAGAATACAAAGGAGTGTCTCGATACATTAGACCATGACTGTGTTCTTCAGTTTCGATGGGTATGCTTTTTTGTGTATCGTATATAAATCCCATTTGGTATGGAGTTTTCTTTTTATCAAGCACTGCTTGAGTTGACAGTATACTCAAAAGAGTAAGCTCAGTTAGGTACATGCTGCCCGATGTTGTTCCCAAATACTGTTCTTGAAAGAATCGTTTTATTGCAGTCGGAGTGGCACTTAATTCACCAGGGCCTGATCCTAGCATCCCGCCAGAGTGAAACCAGACCATGCTACCGATATTGCATCTTGCAATCCAGGCATCGGGTTTGTTTTCAGGGTAAATTTGATTTAACTCCGCGCTTACAGGGAAGTCAAGTCGATTTATACCCGACCACAACACTACAACTTGATCATAATCGGTTTGGTTTACTTCATAGATTGTACGAGCTGCTAGAGCTTGGTTACCTGAACCCGGGCTAGCCAGTACATTGTATTTTTGAGCATTTACGTGATAATCGTCGTCGTTGAGACGATACGTTAGTCGTGCCAAAAAGCTACAACCAACTAGGAGTGTTCTTGCCATTAACCAATTACCCAAGTTAGGGGCTGGCTTCCGTCAATGTAGTTTTTAAGATCTTCTAGTAGTTTGTCCATAGCAGCTTGTGCCTCTGATTTCATGGCGGCACCATTTAAACTTGTGCCGCCTTGCGGGCCTGCAATACTAGCAAACTTTTCACGAGCTTCGCCAATCATCATTTTACAGGCAGCAACCATGTAGTCTTTGATCCACTGCTGTATTTGGAAATCGCTTAACAAATTGATTTCAGGCTTGAGATTGTAAGTCCAAATCAGCACAGCCTCGCCGGTGCTCTTGGGATCACGAATCAACTGTAACTTTTTGGTCACAGGATTCCAAGTATAGTTCATGTAGCCACCGAACATACGAGCAGCAAGCTCAACATACTGGCTATAGAAATCATAGGTAGCAAGCCCGCCTGCTACGTTGAAGTTCATGAGATAAACGTTCAAGCTGGCCTGACTAAACGGGTCAAAGTTTGACGCATAAGGGCCTGTGGCATCACCGAACGTTCTACGAAAAATTTGACGTACACTGATTACTTCCTGCGGAAGTTGATAGATGTTTTCGTCCTTGACCAAACGCATGAACAAGTAGCTTTCCTCATAAGCATTGTTAGCACGTTGGCGATAAGTGCCAATTGTGCGCTGATATGCAGCCTCGTAATGCTCAGGGTCTAACTCAAGGTCAATCATTTGAGCGCCCAGCTGAAGCTGAACGTACTCTACGAGATTTTGTTTGAGTGTGCTTAGTGTGTCTTGCTGTTGCTCGGCCATTGGGGATCTCCGTCCCCTTTATTTACCAGGCCCTGAGCACTACAAGGTTCTCACTGCCACGTCCGTTCCAGGCTGTTTCAGTGGCCTTGATGTCTTTGAACGCTTTGCGAGCTGCTGGCTTGCCTGCTGTTTGAATGGCCTTGAGCTGTTCTGCAGGTTTGCGCAGTGTTTTCTGCACAGTCTCCACGGTGCTAAACCCAATCACTGAGTTGTTTTTTACAGTAAACACTTTGGCATACTCGTCTGCAACAACATGGATCAGCTTGCGTTTTTTAGTGTCGTACAACCAGGCTTCGGTTTTATCCACTAACTGTGCAGCCGGCAAACTCTTGAGCTTGAGCTCTGGGAAGTCAGCGCAAATCTTAAACTTGGCTGCTTTCTTTTCCGGAGGCACAGCTTTGACCTTGCGTGGCTTGCGTTCTACTTTCTTGATCTGTACATAACTGCCACAATCTGTGAGTACCAGTTCGCAGAACTTCACACAGTTCTTGAGCTGGGTTTTGGTCATGTAGTCGTAGGCCTTGGCTAGATCAGCGTCCTTGCCTTCAACTGCGGTTTCAAACTCCGTGAGTTTTTTTGCCCACACATCTTTGATCAAGCTAATCATTTGCGGAGCGATATTCATGCTACGCATCAGGCTCACTGGTTTGTAGTCAGCGTTGAGCTTGGCACCCGAAGTAATAAACTCGTCAAAAAGACCATCTAGTTCGCCCAAGCATTCTGACACTTTTTCGCGCAGTCGATCCTGAATTGTGGTTTTGGGTACTTCGGGTTCGTCTGTGGCAACTTCTGCTCGGGGTGCGTCTTTGATTACCAACAGTTCAGCAATCATGTTATCTAGCTTGATTTGCTCGTGCTCACTCAAATCCAAACCCATCATGCTCATACGACATAGCCAGCCTGTGGTCAGTCGCACTTGACTGTCGCTGAGGCTGCGAATCTTTTTGGCATCTCGGGCACGGTCGTGTGTTTCTAAGTAAGCCGCAACAAAGTCCTTGGCTTCTTTTTTGCCGTAAAAATAATTATACCAATTAAACGCACGGCTCAAGGCAGTAAAGCGATCTTCTGTGGGCTGCTTGCGCCACAAGGGTTCATCACCTACGTATTTGGTGTCGGGACTACGGGGATTCAGCGGCTTAATACTTTTTGCTACAGCAACCATGTGGGCTCCTTGTGAATATTTTGTAATTATAGCACTTAGCCAATTTCAGGTCAAGTTGCCCATAAATAACTGACTATGCCCAGATTAAGTCTTTATCGCCCAAATCGCACACGTGATTATCAGTTTTTGGATCGTACCATTCACGAAATGTACACTGTAGGTGGTTTGGATATCTACGTTCACAAATATCTGGGTCCAGAAACTGGCGGAGAAGATTCGGCATTTTCGGGCAATGCAGACGCAACACAACCAGTTTATGATGAGTTAAATCCACTGAATATTCAAGATTTACTGTTGCTTGAAAACAGAGACAGAGTATATGCACCCGATGTTTATGTCATGCGCGGTGTTTATAATCAGCAAGATGTGGATTTTGATTTAACACAATTTGGATTATTTTTAAACAACGATACTTTGTTTATCACATTCCATTACAATGACATGATCGATGTGTTGGGTAGAAAGTTAATGACTGGTGATGTTGTAGAATTACCCAATTTGCGTGATTTTCATCCATTGAATCCAAATCTACCACGAGCACTGCCCAAGTATTATGTAATCCAAGATGCTGCTTTTGCCAGCGAGGGTTTTAGCCAAACATGGTTGCCGCACTTGTGGCGTGTCAAAGCCACACCGCTGACCGATGCACAAGAATACAATTCAATCACAGACAAGCCCATGGTGCAAGAAAACATCTGGGACAATGGCAACTTCTATCCTACAGGCACTGTGGTCAATTACGGCGATGTCTACTATCAAGCCACACAAAACGTTCCTGCTGGCACAGACATAACCAACACCAACTTCTGGACTGAATATACTCCTGATACTATTAGCGACTTGCAAGGTACAAGACAAAAAGACTACGAAATTAACGATGCTATTCTTACACAGGCTGACGTCGAAGTTCCGTTGTCAGGTTATGACCCTACCAAATTTTATATTCTACCAACTCAAGATGGGCAGCCCGCTAACCCCGACGGGCTTACTGCTGACAGTACCACCACTGTAGACGGAACACAGGGTGGCATGAATGTTACACCCAAGAGCGACGGTTACACTATTGGTTATCTCACCGGCGATGGTATTGCACCTAATGGCTTGCCTGTGACACCTGGAGTTGCCTTCCCCCTCAATCCTGTGTCTGGTGATTACTGCCTAAGACTAGACTACAAGCCCAATCGACTGTTCCGTTATGACGGAGCACGCTGGATCAAGATCGAAGACAAAGTTCGTACAGACCTCAACAACGGACCCAGCAACGAAACTCTGCGCTCTAGCTTTGTTAACAACACAGCTACAGTTAATACCACAGACCGAGGCGCTATACCGAGTCGCCAGAGTCTCAGCGAATTACTCAAACCCAGGGCCGACAACGGCGGTTAATCTATGCAACAATTTTTTTATGACGAACAAATACGTCGTTTCCTACTGCAATTTACCCGAATCTTTTCTGGATTCCAAATTGAGTATGGACGCGAGGAAAACAGTGATGCAGCAGCACTGCTGAGAGTACCCATTAGATATGGCGATGCTAGTCGCCAAGCACAAACTATTCTTCAAGAAAATTCTGCCAACAGTTTGCCATCAACTCCACTGATGACATTTTATATTGCTGCACTAAATTACGATCGTCCCAGAATGCAAGAACCTTACTTTGTAAGCAAAGTGAATGTTCGCCAACGCACCTACGATACTGCAACTGAAACCTACGAAACCACCCAAGGCAATGCGTTTACCATTGAGCGACTGATGCCTGTTCCGTATGCACTTACATTAAATTTGGATATTTGGACTAGTAATACCAATCAAAAACTACAACTACTGGAACAGATTCTAACGCTGTTCAATCCTAGTTTGGAAATTCAAAGTACTGACAACTACCTTGACTGGACCAGTTTGAGTGTAGTTGAATTGGAAAGTGTTAACTGGAGCAGCAGAACTATTCCCATGGGAACAGAGAATCCCATTGACATTGCTACACTGCGTTTTAACTTGCCAATTTGGATTAGCCCTCCTGCCAAGGTCAAGAAACTAGGCGTTGTAGAACGCATTATTGCTTCTATGTACGATGCGCAGGGCGATTTGGTCAACGCTGTGGTCAACAATGACCTGCTGTTAGGCACTCGTCAAGTTATTACCCCTTACAACTATGCCACAGTGTTGATCGGCAACAAGATACAGTGTTTACAACAACAATATCTTGCTCAAGAACCCGAAAATGACAGTTTGCAAGAAACTGTGATTGTGCCTGATAGTAACTTGCTGTGGCCTGCTGTGATAAATTTATACGGTACGCTGCGACCAGGTATCAGTCAAATAAGATTTGAGCAGCCCGATGGATCTGAAGTTGTAGGCACTATTGCTGTAGACCCAAATGATGATAGATTTTTGTTGTACACTGTAGACGAAGACACTGTGCCACAAAACACATTAGCACCGATTGACGCTATTATCAATCCGCAAGCATCGGGGCCTAGAACCGAAGATTCAGCCATAGTTGGTGTGCGTTATTTGTTAACTGAATCAACTGGCAGCGGACAAAACACAGGCTCTGCAGAAGCATGGATTGGTGAAAATGGTCGTCCACTGATTGCTCAAGCCAACGATATTATCGAGTACACTGCTGCTGGATATTGGCGTGTGGTTTTTATTGCTGCCGCACAAACTGCAACACAATATGTAACCAACATAACTACTGGTACACAATACTATTGGACAGGTGACGAATGGATCAAGAGCTATCAGGGAGTGTACCCCGG